AGTCTCTTCATCTATAATTGTCTGCCCCATCCCTGTTTCCTCTTAAAGCGGTACTTCGTTCAATCTTAGAAGATTATCTCTCTCTTGCTTAGTTAATTCGATATAACCGTTGAACTTCTCCATTTGTTCTACAAAGAAGTCACCTGGCTTCTTGCCTGATTCTATTAAGATTCGTCTTAGTCTCCTATCCATTTTCCCTATACCTCCTTCTCCAAAAGCTTTAGTTGCCATCTCTCTAATCGTGTCAGCACCAAACATAGGTTTGTAGCTTTGAACTGATCTAATTAATTTCTGTCGATTATTAGGCCCAATATCTTTCCTGTTTAATTTGAACTGATCTGAGACATCATCCAAAGAACTCTCATAGTTCCCTTCAAATTCAACACCCTGATCTGTTGACCATTTCTTTTCAGTTTCTTTCTCTAAACCTAATCCTCTTCTGGTGATTACTTGTTGAAGTTCTTTCTCAATATTTCCTGGTGTGTTGTTTTTTAAATTTCTAATAATAATTTCTGTTCCTATGTCCATACCATTTGCATAGGCATTAAGAAATTGCGATCTCTCTACTGTCGAATCTTCTCCATCGGCAGAATAAGATTGCTTACCATATTTCATCCAATCTTTTTCTATATCAGTTAACATTTTCTTTAATTGGTCTATTCTTGTTTTTACTTGTGGCTGCTTTGAAAATGCAACTTTCTCTCTAACCTTCAAACCAAAATCAACAACATTTTTATCGTACCCATATTCATCTTCAAGTGAATCTACTAACTCTAATATCTTTGCAGAGTCTGCAACAGTAACAGCGTATGGTAATAACTTTGAGATTTCTGTCATTCGACTATTCATGTCAAATGAATCTGCTTTAGTAAACTTTTTAAAGACACTATCGTAATGATCTAAGACCTCTGCAATAGCAGAAGAATCGACATTGTTAGCAATAGCTTTAGTTCTGTAATTTGTTTTTAATTCTTCTAACTTTGTTCTTGCTCTTTCAAAATCTTTCTCTTGGATTAATGTTAAGACACTAGGATCTTCATCGGTTCCATCTCTTAAAGAATCGTCAGCTTTGTTCTTTTCGGTAATAATATAAGCTTTTTCTTCTTTGTTATCTAGTTCTGCAAGATTATATTTAGCAGTAATGATTTGTTGTTCTAGCCAAGGCTCACCACCGAACTGATTAATCCATCTTTGCTTCTCATTAATTATCGTACTCACGCTACCGTCTGCATTTTCAACTTGTTTTGTTCTACCTTCTACTGGCCCAATCATTAAACTAGAAAGAACTTCTTCTAAAGCATCTGTATTAGCACCTTTATTATTTCTCATAAATCCACTAACTAAATCACTAATTAAAGTTGCACTTACTTCATTATTTTGTTCTGTACTTAGACCAGGTAATTTAAGACGAGTCTCATCTAATACTGTTTGTAGATTAGTAACACTTTCAAAGACAGAAGATGTTCCATTCGTACCTAAAGTATTACCAATCTCTTTAATACGAGTGGCTTGAGATAACCTTAGTTCGTTGATTAAATATGTTTTATGGTTCTTGTCATGTGTTGCTTTGTAGTTAGCAAGAGTGTTTGTAATTGTACCGCTAACAGCCTGATTCTCTTTAGGGCTTAATTGAATATCACCATAGATATAAGGTTTTATTGTTTTAAGGTATCTTGGATCACTAGATGATATTGAATTAAAAGGAACATCTTCACCTGCCTCATTCTTTACATATAAGCCAGATAATGTTTGCTTCAAATTAGAAGCATTAGTGATTACTTGTTGCTTCTTAAGTTCTGAATTGATATGTCGTTTTAATCTTCCATCATTTTGTAACTGAGATAATACTTTCTCTGCACCTCTTCTTTCTTGAATATCATTTTCAGGATTACTTGAGATGACAATCATCTCTTTACCAATCTGAGCTAAGGTTTCTTCTGGGTTACGACCTGTGTTAGGAGTTTGTTCAACAATAGATTTCGCTTTTAGTTTTAATTCTTCGTTAACATCTTTCTGATAACCAAGGTAAGAGTTAACAGCGTTTTGTAAGTTTGCATTTAAAGAACCTAACGACCTAGATAAGTTCTCTAAGTTTGTAATCTTTGCTGGTTCAGGAAGCCTTGCAAGCTCACCTAACTGAACAGCCCCAGGTGCATTAGGTCTACCTGTTCTTACAAAAGAATCGACAGGTGCAGCTTGAGGAGTAAGACCAGGTGCTTGGATCTCTAACCCCTTAAGAGGAGTAGCGACAGAGCCAGTAGCCTCATCGCTGTAAGCTCTTTGTCTGGATTGAAGACCTTGTTGTGTAAATTTTGCCATGAGTTAGAAAGTGTAACCACCTGCTTTAGACCACAAGCCAGCATCTTTTAGTCCTGTATGCGTACTTAATCCTGTAGTGACTCCACCTAAACCAGCACTTAATGCCCCCACTAATCCTGGGCCTTTTACTTTCCCTCGTTTTATAGGTTTCATAGGATCTAATATCGTTCGTTCTAAGTATGGTTGTTGACTTGCAATCCGACTAGCTCTTTCTACTCCTGCTCCACGTTTCTGTTCTTTTAGTTGCTTACCAGTAAAGGCTAAATTCTGATCGGTTGCATAATCAAATGCTGCTTGTTGTCGTTGAACATCAGCAATAAGATTTTGAATACTGTTTCCTACTCGACCAGCAGCTACTACTTCACCTTTAGCTTGCAGTGCAGCAAGTGAAGTTTTTCTTTTCTCTGCTCCTGCTGCTGCTTGCTCTTGCATAAGTCTTAAGTTCAATGCAGCAATATCACTTTCGTATGCTTCATTAGCAAGGAAGAAGTTCTGAGCTATAACATCATCTTGTAATTGTTTTTGTTGTGCTTCGTTAGTTCTTGCTGATTGTGCTTGCAGAGTGTTGTATTGATATTCCTGTTCTGCTACTTGGTTTTGAAATTCTATCTGTGCGTTCTGTGCTCTAGTCGCTGCCTGTTGTTGCATGATGCTCAGACCTGCTGACATCACACCCATAACTATGCTGACTGGTTCACACATAATTAGATCCTCACGAACTCATAGAACAGACGACTCTCTGGCCCATATTCTGAGTGCTTTTTAATGAATGTAAATCCCATCCATTGAAGCCATCTGACATGAACTTTGTTTCTAGCATCTACTACATTAAATAATACAGGATACTTCTGAAGAATCTTGTGTAGTTCTATTTTAGATTGTCGAAGAAATGTACGCTTATCACGTTCATCATCCAACATTGACTGACAACCTAACATCCATATACGACCAGATGTCTCTGATTCAGGTACAACACCCCACATGCCCATACGATGTCCATGTCTGCTAATCATGGTCATGCAAGGGCTGCTTTTAAAGAATGAATAAAACAAACTAGCTAATGGAGCTAACCCTGACTGTGCCTGAACTTCTGCAATATCTTCTTTTCTCATTGTCTCAGCAATTATCTTAATATCTTCTAAGCAGGTAAGTCGTTGATAGGCTACTGTCTTTTCGCTCTTGTGTGGTAGAACCCTTCCCACTCTGCGGATTGGAATCGACAAGGTAATGGACTCGTACTACTAATTACTATCTTAGTATCTATATTGCTTGCCATCACAGGAACACGGAAAGATCCTGTAAGAACTGAAGGATCTCCGATAAGTGGAGGAGCTTCACCAACGATGACTCCGTTATATGGATAAGTGTTTGTGTCTCTACTTGCAGGGGTAACTTTTAATTCAAAAGCTGACGACTCATCAAAGATTACAGTCCATGTTCTCATCTGTAGTTTTGGCCCTGCTGCTAATGCGACACCACCACCTTGCGGCTGTTCTTTTATATATGGAGTACTGAACTCGTAGGTCATCTCATACCTATTACCAATAAAGAAACGTGGTGTTTTACCTCCTACTACTGTCTTTAGGTCGCCAGGTACTGTAAGTTTTCTAACTCCTGAATGATTGGTAATAGTTCCTTCTATTACTTGCCCATGTCGAATGATTGTATTGCCTTCTTCAAATCGACCTACTACTACGACATCATCATTAAGTTCTGCTGGATAAGGAAGAGTAATAACAGTTTCAACTCCTAACGCTCCTGCATTGTTTAATGCTAATTCGCTTGCGGCTGGTTCAGTTGTCTTTCTATCTAGTAGTATTTCTATCTCTGTACCTGCATCTATTTGCTCTGGTCTTAAAGATACTTTCTCTAAATAAACTCCATCTGAATATTCAATAAGAACATACAAGTCACTTCCTTGAACAGCACCACCAACAATCTTTCTATTGTCGCCTTTTATTTCCCAGTAAGACCATGCTGATTGTAACTTTGTATCTTCTTCAAAGAAGAATTTATAGATGTAAATCCTTTTAGGTTCATCAGCACTAATCATTACAATTGATTCTTCTGCAACAGCAGAGACTAATGTGCAAAGATTGTCATCAATAAACCTTGGAATACTTGAAGTAACATCTTCAGATAAAGGTACTGAACCACTAGAGTCAGGCAAGAAGAACTCTCTTAACCCACTAAAGTTACCTTTCGGTGTAGCGAAATATGTGTTACGACCTACTGCAATAGGATCGACAGATTCAACCATGTCATAGGAAGTTATCTGTGTGATTGTTGCTGTCTTAGGAGTAAGAGCAGAACCTACATTTAAGCCTGCATCTAATCTAAATTGAGAGTGTCTACTAAATAAAAGAAGTGTGTTAGCAAAAGAGATACTAGACTTCAATAAGTTAATAGATGTGCCACCTGTGCTTAAATCAACAGGGTCACTATCAATAATAGTTTGTACAGTCTCAGGCCAGAATCGATTATAACTATCAGTAGCAGAAAGTATTACATTCTCATCAGCAATAAAGATTAATCTGTTTCTGAAAAGGTTTAGGTTTTGTATTGTGTGTCCGACAAAAGAAGGGTTAGGTGCTGTCTTTTTATCACCTGTAATTCGACTTGACCATGTATAACCATAAGACAAACTTCCTGAACTGCTTTGACTTTGAGGGGCTGTATAAGTAAATTTATTAGTTGGATCAGTTGAGTCAAGAAGGATATGAAAAACTCCTAAAGTTGCAGCACCTGTTGATGGTCTGATTAGTAAAAGTTCTCCATTCTTTAATCCGTGATTATTTGATGTAACAGTAACTGTTGTACCTGATTGAGCGTATGTAACCCATGTAAGAGTATCTACTGGAATTATATGTTTAAAAACTTCTTGTACTGTGTATCTTTTAAAAGCAAAAGTAACAGCATTAGTTTCTTCGTTTACTTCTCGGACAAGAACATGAGGCATTGTTGATCCATCAAATTCATATTCAATGCCAGGTGCAACTGTTTCTTTCCAGACTCCTTCCCCAAAAGTTCCTACGCTTTGTCCTTCTTTACTTAACTCAAACTTCACATAGTAATCATCTATTTCTGTAGCTTTAGAACCTTGAACTCTAACAATAAAACCTTGGTAAGCTTTTACTGGCAAGTCATCTAGATCATCGACAGCATCTTTAATTGCTTTAGTGTCTTCACTTGTTCTACTGTCTGTACTTGTTAATGTATATTCCCCGCCATCGTCTTTAATTATTTTAATAATATGATCATCGTTGGTAACAGTAAAGCCACTAATACCATTTAATTGAGATGCTAATTTATTAGCAATTGTGACTGTAGATAATGTTCTTTTAATAGTAATAGTGCAGTTTACAGAAACGCTAACTGTGCTCCAAGTAGTGCCTCCTGCTCTTATATATTTAACTGTGTTCGTTACGGTTCCTGTTGTTGCTGTGTAGGTTCCTGCTTTTACACCAGTAGGGACTGATCCGCTGAAAGTAATATCAAAAGTATCTCCCGATATTGCTCCGTGAGAGATGGCATTAACTGTAACCTCATTGCTCCCTTGAGTAAAAGTAGCAGTACCTTCAATTACTTTTCCACCAGCAGGATATGTTGTAAATGTTTTTTCTGTTCCATTCAGATCAACTTTATATTCAGTGTCGTAATTAGCAGCCTTAATAAATACCATTGACTGCGTAGCTGATCCTGTCGCACCTCCCTGCATGTGTGCAGGTGAAGTTGTATCTGCCATTGCAACTTTCTTTTCTCTATTCACAATGAATGTGAAGTCACCGACAGACGCAACTCTAAAAGTTTCAGAAGGCTTGCCGTCAATATTTAAGTAGCCAGTTCCATCAGGAGTTGTAAGTTTGCTATTACCTGTCTCGTAGATTGTTCCGTCTAAGTCACATACCTTAATACTGTTATCCATGATGATAACCATGTATTGAATATTTCCATCTCTTTCTACTAAGTGAACAAAAGGTCTATTAGTTCCTGCACTACCTGAGAAGAGTTTTGCCAGGTGGTACATCGGTGGTCTTTTCTTTAATCCTTCTACAGGGCTAGGCATACAGTTGATAACTTGCTCTGCCTGTGATGCCAATCTCAACGCAGGAGGTTGTTGGCTAACTCCATTAATGAGGTTAGGTATAGAAGAACTAATTAAAGGCATGACTATCTAAGAACAGTACGACTTGGTTGATAAGTCTGGAATACTCCTGTGTGGTTAGGATTACCTCTAATCATATTGTGATCTCCTGCATTAGTTTCTTCTTCTAAGAACTGTGCTCTTGCTTCTGCTTCTGCTGTGATATTTATCTGACTTAGATCTGCACTACCTAGTATCTGTTCTTGTAGTGTGCGACCTGCCTTCGTCATTATGTATTGACGAGCGTGTTCAGGTAGGTCAGTCCACTCTAGGAAGTACGTTACATCTGCTGTTAAATCTTCTTCAAAGATAGAAGTATTCTTTCTTCTGTCGTATAACTTCAATCCTCTTTGTACTACCTCATTGTCTGGGTATTCATAAGGATCAATCTTCACTCTGCTTATATCTGAACTCAATTCAATTTCATTAGTACCAGCAGTACGAGTCAGAGTTCTCTCGTAGTCAGTATTAAATGACCACCCTTCTGATTGGATTGTTCTGCT